CTTGGAAGTCTATACCCTGCAACATCATAGATCCGTGATCCATGGTCCGAGAGCTGTGTACCTTGTATATAGTTGTATTTATTATTCTTCTTCATCATTTTTCCTCACTTCATTAATAATGAAATAAGCTATAAGCCCACTAACGGCTATTGCTAATAAACCAATAGCCAACATTCCTATTCCATAGCCCGCTGTCATTCAGCACTCATCCATAATTTATAAGCTTCTAAATCTACAACATTACCATTCATCAATTTATGATCACCATAGTGATCAATAATCTTTTGCAGACCTTCCATCTTAACATGTGCGTATGGCCAAAATAATCTTGCAACTTGGTACGCGTCTCTAAATTGACATCTCCATCGCCATTGTTTTTTCCAACCAGCAGTGTAGGCAGTTTTATATCTCTTCTCGCCAACTGTACCAACACCTAATACTTCATGGACCCAACGTAAAACAGATTGATCTGTCATTGCCATTTCCATTCTTATACTCCAGGTTGGATATGCTTTTTTATTATGAGATCTTTTTCTCATATACTGTTTGTATTGTATGTGACCTTCGCCATCAAACAATCCTGCAATATACGCTATATCAGTTTCAGATATCATTGTACTGTGTGTATTTCTTCGGTGTAATAAAATTCACCTTCGGAATCACAGTCCCAACATTGATGTACTTGACTATCATCCCTAAAATCTAATTGTGGCTTATCGTGTGTTGCGACTCTAACGTATCCATTACCGTGACAAGTGTCACAAACAACTCTTTTAACCTCCTTTATTTTTAACTTTGCCATTTAATTTCCTCGCTTTCTCATTTGTAATCACTTCGATTGTTTTTGATATTGATAACTTACCATCGGGCAATATTACCTTTGATAATTTCTCTAAAAGAGCGTATGTTGGCTTTGATAGAGAAACATTTTTATACTTTGTCATGTCTGTCATGTTTGTTTCCTTTCATAATTAAATTTATAT